GATGAGTTGGGACGCAGCCTTATTATTCTTTTACCAGACTTAAATGGAAATGCGTCCGGAGAGATAACAGTAACTAATCAGGGTGGAGTGGTAACACTAAATGAAGCATACCAAGCAACGATGGTATCCACTATTTCAACTCCTCCAGTAAGACCTGTAACTATTACAAATATTACTGTTGCTCAAATTGATAATTTATTTATTGTAAGTGCTCCTGCAGAGGTGCAACAAGCAGTACAAGAAGAAGCAAATGAAAACAGTAAGTCTAATGTATTCACGGCTGATTTTCTTGAATTTAATGAATTAGAAAAAGATCACTTAGATAAAAGAGAATTAGAATATACAGAACTTGATATGGATCTACTAAATGTAGATTTTTTACAAGACATGTTATCAATTATCGAAGAAGGCGACTTACTTAGTAGAAAAAAAGGTAGTAAAGGTTTTGATAATGTTAATATAACTGGTACAGTGCCGGGTTTTGATAAAGATAGTCAGTATAATACTATAGTTGACGCTTCTGGTCAAATATGGTTTTATCGTGAAGTAACAGGAATAATCAGTATTAAGATGCCTATTTCAGCAAATGCGTCGATAAGCACTATAACTGATGAGAAAGAAAGTTTAATAACCGTAGGAGACGGTGAGGCTATAAATATAATTATTACACAAACAAACTAATATGAGTAAACAAAGTAAAATTATTTATTTTGGCTGTATAGTCATTATAATAGCACTTGTTCTTGGAACACAAAAGGTTATTGCAGATAATGAGATTAATATAAGTCAAATAGCACAGGGTGATAATCTAACTTTAGATATTACTCAAAAAGGCTATAACAATGATATATTCTTTTCATTAGGAGATGGAGACAACGTTGATATTGAGATTTATCAGAAAGGGAATAATATGGAAATTGGTTATGCTAATGATTATCCCAGTTGGGGCTCAGGAGCTGGTTGGGGTGGTGATATAGACTTTGACGACCAAGATATTAAACTTTGGCAAAATTGTACTACGACAACCTGTACTAAGAGCGATATTCAATTCCACGTAAGTTATGGAACAGACAATAAGATGTGGTGGGCGCAAGGATTTGAAATTTCAAGTCGAACTGATACTAGTTGGGCTGTAGATAGCTATGAAGGCGGTGGTCATAATGTTACTTTAGATATACATGGAAGTAATAATGAAATAGTAGGACAGCAACGAAGTTGTTCAAATAATCAATGCGATGGACACGCAGCAAGAATATATTTATATGGAGATGATAACTCTGTATTTGGTAAACAAAAAGCGGATGGTGGAAAAGAATTTTATTTAACCATCAACAATGATGACAATACAGTAGATTATCTTCAGGATGGAACAGGCGAACATAACGCAACTATAACTATAACTGGTTCACAACCTACAACATTAAATCTTTCACAACATAGTAATACAACACAAAACTATACTTTAACTCAAAATTGTGTAACTTCAGGTGGTTGTAGTATTACAGTAACACAAGACTAATATGAATATTTATAAATGTATTGTGTGTGGTCATGAATATAATGAATGGGAAGAAGAGAATCTTTTTAAAGATCTTCCTGATGATTGGGAATGTCCTTTATGTGGAGTAGGTAAAGACATGTTTAAGAAATATCAATAATGAAACAGAAGAAAATTTATGAAGTTCCTCCGGAGACCCTATATACAAGAGCTTTTAAACTATATGTTTAAAGCATATATCGCGTGGAGTGTTATTGCTGATATTATAATTCTCAGTGGTATAATTTATTTAATATTTTCATGAAGAAACTTATTAACCTAGCTATAGGTATTTCTTTTATTGGTTTGTTACTATGGAATCCTTATCCTTTTAAACTTTTAGAACTTAAATCCTTTGATTGGATGCTGTCAACGCAAGGCAGGTTTCAAAATACAAATATACTTATAGTAGACTTAGACGAAGAAACTGTAAAAGAGTATGGAGGTTATCCACTACCAAGAAGTCTTTATGCTGATTTAATAAAGAAAACGAATGCAGTACCAGGAATAACAGTACTAATGCCTGATCCTGATATTAGAGGTGGTAACAACGATAAAAAATTAAAGGAGGCAATGGATAGAGTTCCTACTGTGTTAGCTTACGCAGCTTCTATACAAGCATCAGAGGGTGGACCTCATGTAGGTACTGCTCAAATTGGCGAAGACCCCAAAAATTTTTTATTTAGGTACTTAGGAATACTAAGACAAACAGAAGTCTTAGGAGAAACAGTAAAAGGGGTAGGACTAATAACAAGTGCTCCAGAAATAGATGGAGTAGTAAGACGGGTTCCTTTAGCAGTTAGTGCACAAGGAGGTATTTACCCTTCTTTCGCTTTAGAGATGTTAAGAGTAGGTGTAGGCGACCCAAGCTATCAAATTAAGACAGGACAAGCAGGTATAGAGTGGTTACGAATACCAAACTATCCTACAATAAATACAGATGCTAATGCACGGGTATGGATGACTTCCAATATAGACTTCTACCGTCAAAGTGCAAAAGAGTATTTAGAAAATCCAATAACAGGAGCAAGTTTCGTTATATTTGGAGTTACAGCAGAAGGAGTTGTTAATCCAGTTCCTACAGCAAAAGGTATGGTATACCCACATGAAGTACAAGCCAATGTTTTACATCATCTTATATTAGGAACAAGTCCAACAGAACCAATTTGGACACAAACAGCAGAGCTGGGTGCAGCTATAGGTTTAGTTTTATTACTATTACTTACAGCATCTAATGTATTCTTCTCTTTGCCAGTACTTATAGCTTCATTTATTGGTCTTTACTACGGAGCTTTATACTATTTCGTACAAGGATATCTTGTAGACATATCAGGAGTACTAGTTATAGGATTCTTATACTGGACAGTACTCACTTTTAGATCATTTATAGAGCAATTCTTCCTTCGAAGACAAGTTAAGAAGCAGTTCGGTACTTATTTATCACCAGACATGGTAAAAATGCTACAAAAAGATCCTTCATTGCTTCGATTAGGTGGTGAAAGAAAAGAAATGACGTTCTTATTTACTGATATTATGGGATTTACACCAGTATCAGAAGTATATAAGAACAATGATGACCCAGAGGGGTTAGTTGATCTAATTAATACTTATCTTGACAGTATGACTAAAATTATTTTAAATAATGGTGGTACTATAGATAAATATATGGGTGATTGTATAATGGCGTTCTGGAATGCACCATTAGACTGTGAAAATCATGCAGATATGGCAGTTAAATCAGCTATTGAGATAAATAAGAAAACTGAAGAGTTAAATAAACAGTTTAAAGAAGAAGATTTAGGACTACCCCCTATTAACGTTGGAACGGGTATTAATACTGGAACTTGCATTGTAGGTAATATGGGATCTGAGGTAAGATTTGATTATTCCGTAATAGGAGATGCAGTTAACTTAGCAGCTAGACTAGAAGCAACAGCAGGAAGAAACGATTATAAAGAATGGAAAATTATTGTATCTGACTCTACTATGAAAAAGTGTAAAGAATTTGACTTTGATAGTATAGGAGATATAAAAGTTAAAGGAAAGGAAGAATTAATTACTATTTATTCACCTTTAAATGTACGGTCCCTTACTTGACCTCTCGGTAAGACAAGGACTTCAATAGAGGATAGCACACATGGAGAATATAATGAAACACGTGATAGCATTATTCATACTGAGCCTTACAATAAATGGTTGTAGCACAGTTGCACAAGTTTGGGATACTGGAGTAGAAATCGTTTCTAATACAGTTGATACCGTAGTAGGTGGCGCCTCAGATTTAGTGACAGCAGTTGGTACAGACATTGTTGAAACAGGAGCTTTTGTAGTTGATACAAGCGCTGGCGTCATCGAAGGCGTATCAGAAAGAATTGACGAAGAAACCGATAAACTCGTTGAAGACGAGGGAAAGTAAAACGACCCTTCTGGAGAAGTAAAGAGCAGCAGAAAGAGGTCGTAGAGAGCTCATTTCAAGAAACTACTAAAGTCATTGTCGAAGTAAAACATGAAGAAATAGAACTTTTACTAGATAGACTCAAGGCTTTCTGCTATGAGAACCCAAATCAATGTGATATTTTGGATATATTTTATCCGATTGATGAATAGTCTATATTGGTATATTAATAATTTTTGATATGCCTATCTACTATAGATAAATTTTTTAACAAATATTAATATAGACTACTTCAGTACATTGAGTTAGAGAGATGACCTAAATTGTTCTTCTCTCCAAAAAAAAATTTTTTATTATAAGAAATTGTACTATATAAAATCCTATATAAATAGGACTAATTTAGAACCACAGGAAAATATTTCTTGACATAAACCATGTATTTTGATATAATAGAATTAATAAGTATAACTAAGGGTTTTTATACCCCACTACATATAGGAAATTAGTATGGATGACGCAGGAATGATATGGAACGCTATTTTATCTTTAATTGTAGCACCCTTAATAATTATTATTGGGGCTCAGGTTAAAGAATTAAGACGCATCGATATCTTACTAAATAGAACCCGAGAAGAACTCGGCAGAGATTATGTATCTAAAAATGAATTAGATTCTTTGATGGATCGTATTATGAATGCGATTGATAGACTCTCCCAAAAAGTAGATCGATTATTTGAGGAACGAACATGATAAAAAATTATTCGAAAAAAGATATTAAAAAGAGTCCTAAAACTAAAGTAACTATAAAGCAAGCATTTGATGACGGGGTAATATGGGCTAGACAGAAGAACGGAGTTCGGAACTTTGGATTTTTTTGGGAAGGCAAAGAGATACTTAAATCTAGTAAAGAAGCCGCAGAAGCAGCGTTAAATGAAATTAAAAAAGAAACTTAAAAACTTATGGCTTAAAATTGTTAGTTATTTCTTTCCCCGTTGGAAGCTAACAGTTAGTTATAACCAAACTTGGGGAGACCCTGATGATAGAAAATTTACGGTTAAAAAGTTTTATAACAAACAACCAAAATTTTTAAAGTTTAAAACACACGAAGGGGATATAATAGAAATTAGAGGAGCCGAAGGCTTAAATTATAGGGTAGAATCAATATGAGTAATATGTTAATAGGAATTATACTAATTATGGGTATAGGTGGTTATTTTTTATATGTTGAAAACCAAAACTTACAAGCAGAAAACTCTGCATATGAACTGCGAGATGCAGAACAAGATGCAGCAATAGATCAGCTTCAAGGAGATTTAGAATTACAAGGTAATAGCCTTGTGGCTATGACTCAAAAGAACGCTGAAATAAACGGTGAGATGAATCGTTATCTTAATATATTTAAGAGACATAATCTTACTAAGTTAGCTTATGCTAAACCGGGGTTAATAGAACCTAAGGCTAATAAAGCTACAAAGGAGGTATTTGATGGAATCGAAGAAGATAGTCGCAATATTGACAGTCTTGATGATGGTGTCCAGTTGCAGTCTAGTCCCTAAAAAGAAAGAGGTACAGATTACAACTAAGGCAATCGAGAGAACGATAATCCAACCCGTAATGCCTCGGGAAATAGACTTAAAAGAACCTTACTGGTATGTGGTTTCAGATAAAAATATAGATGAGTTTCTTGCAAGAATAGAAAAGGATCAAGGACAGATGGTATTTTTTGCCATGTCCGTTCCAGACTATGAAATTATGGCATATAATATGCAAGAGTTAAAACGATATATTCGTGAACTCAAAGAGGTGGTAGTATACTATAGGAAAGTTACTGTTCCAAAACCTTCGCAAGAAGAGAAGAAAGAAAGTAATAGACCAACAGTAGGTATCTATCCGCCCAAAAAGGATGAATAGTAAATTAAGTGGAGAAAGACTACTTGTTTGCAATTCATGTGAGTATCTAACTAGTTTTAAAGTATGTAAAGCATGTATGTGTTTTATGCCTTTAAAGTCTAGATTGATTAGGGCAGTCTGCCCAAAGCATAAATGGAGAAAATAATGGATAAAGTGAATATGATCAAAGATTGGGTAATGGCAAGAGTTTCTGAAAGAACCTCTTGGGACGGTATAACAATTATCGCAGGTAGTGTTTTAATACTATGTGGATTACCAATCATTAAATTGTTAGCTTGGCCAGCATTGGCTTATGGTGTATATACCCTTTGTAAAGAAGAAGGGGTTATATAATGCCAAGGGGAAAAGGAACTTACGGTAAAAGACGTGGGCGCCCCAAGAAAAAGAAGCGCGGTAAGAAGTGATAAATGCCAATCACAAAATCAAAAAAAGGTTGGAAAATCAAAAATACTTCTGGGGTTTCTAAAACTAAGAAGGCGGCAAAACGCAGGCTTAGAGCCATAAACTGGCGAAAAAAGAAACACAGGAAAAGACGCGTTAAGCGTAGGAGAAAATAAATGTCAATAAAATTTTTAGGAGCACAAGCAGCTTGTGGTGTAAATGTAGGGGCAGCCTCAACATTTGAAAACGCTACTCAAGTACGACTTGTGAATACAGGAGCAGCTGAACATCTGGTATCTATTGCAAATAGTGCCGATGCTACATTAGCTACTTTTACGTTAGAAAGCTTAAATAGTATTATTGTTACTAAAGGAAGTGCTGATCAAATCTTTGCTGCAAATGCAGCAGTTATTGGTACACCCTGTAATACAAGAAGATAAATGTTTCCTGATCAAAAAGAAAACTGGTTAAGGGAAGTTACTGATATATGTACTACTACTTTAGATATTTTAAACGATAAAGTTGAAACAGAAGGACGAATTTCAACAGCAGATCAAGTTATGACAGATTTATGTATGGGATATTTATATCTTTTAAGTATTTGTAATTCTGAAGGACTTTTTACAGAAACAGATTTAATTGATAAAGATATTACTTTACACTAATGTTAGACATAAGCCGAAAAGACGTAATTAGTACGGAGATAATGGAGTTCGACTCAGCTAGTCGATTCATCAAATTACCTATAGCTCACTATCTTGATTTATTAGGTACTGTACCTAATTCTGCTCAGATAGCTTTAATAAATGCACTTAATAATCCTAAATATAGATTTGTATGTGCAGCTATTTCTAGACGACAGGGAAAAACTTATATAACTAATGTTATTGGACAATTAGTTTCACTCGTGCCAAATTCCCACATATTAATTATGTCACCCAACTATGCACTATCTCAAATTTCATTCGATTTACAAAGACAACTAATAAGACACTTTGATCTTGAAGTCGTAAAAGATAATGCAAAAGATAAAGTAATTGAACTATCTAATGGTTCTACAATACGAATGGGTTCCGTTAATCAGGTTGATTCAACAGTTGGAAGATCATATGATCTAATTATATTTGATGAAGCAGCCTTAGCAGACGGTAAAGATGCATTTAATGTAGCACTTAGACCAACTCTGGATAAACCAAACAGTAAAGCTGTATTTATTTCTACCCCCAGAGGAAGAAATAATTGGTTTGCGGACTTCTATCATAGAGGTTGGAGTGACGAGTTTGAAGATTGGTTTTCAGTAAGAGCAACTTATCATGAAAACCCCCGATTTTCAAAGGAAGACATTGATGAGGCAAAAAGAACAATGTCTCAAGCAGAGTTTTCACAAGAGTACTTAGCTGATTTTAATACTTATGAAGGACAAATTTGGACTTTTAATTTTGAAGACTGTACTGCAGACTTAAGTCAGTTAGATACAAGTAAAATGGATGTATTTGCAGGACTTGATGTAGGATATAAAGACCCTACAGCATTTTGTGTAATAGCATATGACTGGGATCAACAAAAATTCTATCTTATTGACGAATATATGAATGCTGAGAGAACTACTGAACAGCACGCCAAAGAAATTAACATCTTAGTAGATAAATATCTTATAGATTGGATTTACATTGACTCAGCGGCTCAGCAGACTAGATTTGATTTTGCTCAAAATTATGATATTTCTACTATAAACGCAAAAAAATCTGTTCTAGATGGAATTTCTCATGCAGCAGCTATAATTGATAACGATAATTTAATAGTTGATCAGAAATGCAGACACGTATTAGAAGCAGTTGACCAATATCAATGGGATATTAACCCTAATTTACTAAAAGAACGTCCAAAACATAATATGGCAAGTCATATGTCTGACGCTCTTAGATATGGGCTGTATACATTTGAGACATCTGCAAGTACTTTCTAAGATATCACCAACGAAAAAATAAGTGTTGACAAAAAGGTAAATTTTTGGTATAATTTTTATTAAATAGGATATTATGAATTTAAAAAGAGATTTAGTCAAGTATGTTAGAGACAAGGCAAAATCAGGCTATCAAAAAGAGACTCAATGTTATATTTGTGGAGACACAGAAAGATTAGAGTTTCACCATTTCTACGGAATGACTGAGCTTCTTGAAACTTGGTTGAAAGAACGTAAGTTGACAATAACCTCAGCCGATGAAATAATGAGTCTTCGAGAAATTTTTATTAAAGAACATTACAATGAAATTTATTACGAAGCTGCTACACTATGCAAACCCCATCACATGCGGCTACACAGTATTTATGGTAAACGACCAAAATTGGTAACAGCACTTAAACAACAGCGATGGGTAGGTAAACAGAGGATTAAACATGGCATGGTATGACAGACTTTTAGGTATTCAACGAGAGGAGAAGATAAATCCTGCTCAGAGTTTTATTGCTATGGAAGAAGGACTCACTCTTGATACTAGAGAAATAAAAGATAACTATAGATCAGCATATGAAGAATTAGAGGTAGTTAATCGTGCTGTAAATATGATTGTAGATGATGTTTCAGATATACCATTTGAAGTACAGGAAAAAATTAAGGGAATCACACCAGTAATAGATAATATTCGAAGAACTCGTGTAGATTTAGTACTTAATAGAGAACCAAATCCTTTTCAAGATGTTAATACCTTTAAAAGAAATCTAATTATTGATTTACTTATTGATGGAAACATCTTCGTATATTTTGATGGTGTACATATGTATCAGTTACCAGCACATAATGTAACTATACATAGTGACACAAAGACATACGTAGAAAAGTACGAGTACGACGGTCATATAGAATACTCTCCTAGAGAAATTATACATATTAAAGAAAACTCATTTAATTCTCTATACAGGGGAGTACCTAGGCTAAAACCAGCTTACAGAACAATGTACTTGTTGGATAACATGAGGAAGTTTCAAGATAACTTCTTTAAAAATGGAGCCGTTCCAGGATTAGTACTAAAAAGTCCTAACACTCTTTCTGAAAGAATAAAAGAAAGAATGTTACAAGCATGGGCAGTAAGATACAATCCTAAGAGCGGAGGTAAAAGACCACTTATATTAGATGGTGGATTAGAAGTGGATGCGTTAACAAAGATTAACTTCAAAGAATTAGATTTTCAAAGTTCTATTAACGCAAACGAAAAAATAATTTTAGAAGCAATGGGAGTACCTCCTATTCTTCTTGATGGAGGGAACAATGCTAACATTAGACCCAACCATCGACTTTACTATCTGGAAACAATAATACCGATAGTAAGAAAAATAGGGTATGCCTTTGAACGTTATTTTGGATTTAAGTTAAATGAGGATGTTTCAAACATTCCAGCTTTACAACCAGAATTACGAGATCAAGCAGCTTATTATCAAGCTCTTGTAAACTCAGGTATAATGACACCAAATGAAGCTAGGGAGTCTTTAATCTTAGAGCCTATTGAAGGACAAGATGAATTAAGAATCCCAGCTAATATTGCGGGTAGTGCAGTCGATCCCAGTGAGGGCGGCAGACCACCTCAAGAAGAAGAGGAAAATACAGATGAATAAGAAAAAAATACTCAAAACGTTAGCAGATTATTTTGCTAAAAAAGGTGTTATAATGACCCCCGCAGAATATAAAGCAGAGGATGACGCCCCTATAAGATTTATGGTAGCTAAAAGATCTATTGGATCTTGGGCAAGAATAATACAGATGGTTAGAGTAAACTTTCCAGAACAATATAATAAAGCTATGGCAGGATCTGCACCAGCAGCACCGGCGCCTAAAACAGCTATTAAAGCTAAAGCTAAAGTAGCCCCTAAAAAGGCTAAAAAAGTAGGTGGTTAACATGGAGAAAATTTTTCATTGGACTAACACTTTTAAAACTCTCGGTGAGGATGAAGACGGACACGTTAACATCAGAGGATTAGCAAGTACTAATTCTTTAGATCGCGCCGGAGATGTAATTAATCATGATGCATGGACAAAGAGCGGAGGGTTAGATAGTTTTAAA